AAACGAAAGAAACTGATATAGAAAATTAAAACATTGTTAAAAAATTAACTAACGTACAAGAAAAGGAGAAAAAACAATGACTACTATTTTTGCAAATAAGGTTAGAAAAGCATTACACAAAAAAATTAAAGGATATTCAAATTGCTGGATAAAAAATGATGTTTTAATTGCAGATATTCAACCGCTAGGAATTTACACTTACCATTTTACAATATCTGATATATCCAATCATATTTCCCACGGCTTAACCGCAGAACAGGTAGCAAAAGATATTATAAAAGGTTATAGAGATTATATCTTATCCGAGCATTTTTATTTTAAATAACACAATAAAGTATTGACATTTAACGTAAAATATGTTAATATTATAAAGTAATGAGAAATAGTACATTACGTTTGCCACAGGTGTGGCGGTATTCAATCCGCCCACCTAAACCCCAAAAAATTAGAAGTATGATAGTTTTCATTAATTGTTTCACGTGAAACATTAAAATGGTGCAAATCCGTTTACTTTTATTCCCTCATAAAAGGGAGTTGCATAAAAATACAAAAAATAAAGAAAAAAGGAGAAAAAAGCTATGGCAAGATTACCAATGGTAACACGTACAATCACAACAACAAAAGTCAACGTCCTTTGTTTGGACATTGAACACGCAGAACCTTGCAATAAGGTTGTTACAATTCCACGAACTTACAAAGACGAGGAAACAATTCTGAAAAAGGTAAAACCTATTTTGGAAACTGAATCATTGAAAGTAGTACATGTTGTAGATACTGAAACAGAGGAAACGCTTTACGGTATGACAGAACAGGAATTTGTAAAGTTAGCGCACCCACTGTTAGATAGAACAGGAAAAACAGAAGAAACAGCAACCGAAACAGAAAATTAATAATTAAAGGAGAATAAAACTATGATTACAATTAAAACAACATCAAGAGAGTTTACACCAGCTGAAAAGTATCTTATGACAATTGCACCGAACATTATCTCCATGAAAGATTTAGCAGATGGCGAAAAAATCGTAGTCGACGGTTTTCTTACTTTTGATGACATGAAAGAAAAAACAGGTGAAGTTGTAGAGGTGCTTAGTATTATTACACCAGAGAAAAAAGTGTTTAGTTGCCAGTCAGCAACTTTCAAACGTTCAATCAGTGACATTAACAGCGTAATGGAAACTGCGCCATTTACAGTTATTAAAATTAGTGGAAAAACAAAAGCTGGCAGAGATTTTATCAATTGTGTTCTTGATGTGGAGTCAATCTGATAAAAGTTGATTTAACAGGGGGGGGGCAACCCCCCTTATTTTATTAAAGGGGTGAAATTATGGCAAAGAAACGAAAACAAACAGAAGCAGAGAAGTTATACGCAAAGCAATTAAAAAGAATTAAACAATTTATTCGTAGAGCAGAAAAACGCGGTTTCGTATTTAAAGAAGATATAATACCACAAAAGCCTAAAAAAGTAACAAAAGCAAGTGTAAGAAAATTAGAGAAATTAACACCAGAAAAGTTATATAAAAAATCGTTATATGTAGAAGAATCGACAGGCGAAATTGAAGAAGCACAGAAAAGATTAAAAGAAGAAAGAAAACAAAGAGCTAGAAAAGCTGCTAAAACTAGAAAAGAAAGACAAAAAGCAAGACGAGACTGGACATTTGAGGACGCAGAAAAACACCTTGAGCAACTGCCATCAGAGGGAAAAGAAAGCTTTAAAAATATAATTGATGATTTTGTAAGTAGGTTACAAATTGATACAAGTTGGGTAGGAAGAAAAAGACGTAGACCGGTAGCGTTGCAAGAATCTATACGTTCACAAAGCTTATTGTTAAGTTTAATTAACCAACAAATAGCGTTATTCGGTGAAGAAGAAATTGGAAATAGATTACAAGCAAATTCGGATAAACTATCAGAACTAATTACTATAGTATTATGGGACAGTAAAGCAGAAGCAATACAGTCAGCAACTAGATTATTTATGGAAATATTAACAGGTAATACTTTAACGCCCTCACAGTTACAAGATTTAGATTTAGAATCAGAATATAATGAGGATTTTGAGCAACCAGAATGAAACAACGCGAATATCGTTATTTTATGGGTGATTTTGAAACAACTGTGTACAAAGGGCAAGTACATACAGAAGTTTGGGCTAGTGCGCTTGTAGAGTTATTCAGTGATAAAGTCACAATTCTACATAGCATAGCTGAAACTTTTGATTATTTAGTATCATTAAATTGTGATGTAGTTGTATATTACCATAACTTAAAATTTGATGGCGCTTTCTGGCTTTCATATTTGTTAGTTGATAAAAAATTTACACAAGCATATGACAAAATTGGAGACAAAGAAACTGACGTCAAATGGAAACAACAGTTTAAAATGTTTAACAACACCTTTAAATACTCTATATCTGATAGGGGAATATGGTATTCCATAATAGTAAAGGTAAAAAATCATTTTATAGAAATACGTGATTCTCTTAAACTTTTACCATTTTCCGTTAAAAGAATAGGTGAAAGCTTTGGTACAAAGCATAAAAAATTAGATATGGAATATACTGGTTTTCGTTATGCCGGTTGTGAGATTACAAAAGAAGAACAAGAGTATATAGCGAATGATGTTCTTGTTGTGAAAGAAGCACTAGAAATTATGTTTAATCAAGGGCATAATAAATTAACTATAGGTTCTTGTTGTCTGGAAGAATACAAAAAAATATGTCGGTCATCATTAGAAATTCAGTTAGATTACGCTGAAATGTTTCCCGATTTATACGAATTTAAAATTGATAAACAAGAACATAAATATGATAACGCTGGAGACTGGTTACGGAAATCATATAGGGGTGGCTGGTGCTATTTAGTAAAAGGAAAAGAAAACAAAATAAAAACGAATGGAACGACAGCTGACGTTAATTCTCTTTACCCATCTATGATGAGTAGTAAAAGCGGAAATAAATACCCTATAGGGTTACCAAAATTTTGGAGTGGTAATTTTATTCCGGATGAAGCATTAAAAGACAATATGTATTACTTTGTAAGAATAAAAACAAGGTTTTACATAAAAGATAATTATTTGCCATTTATACAAGTAAAGGGGGATTTAAAATATAAAGGAACAGAATCACTAGAAACTAGTGACGTGTATAACCACTATAATGACGATTATTTTCCTTATTATGTAGATAAAGAGGGAAATATACAACAAGCTAAAGTAGAACTAACTTTAACTATGACAGATTATCAATTAATAAAAGAGCACTATGAGCTTGTTGATTTTGAAATTATTGATGGATGTTATTTTTATTCTATGGTCGGTATATTTGATGAATATATTAACAAATATGCCAAAATAAAAAAAGAAAGCAAAGGAGCGTTACGCGAGTTAGCAAAGCTATTTTTAAATAATCTTTATGGAAAGATGGCAAGTAGTACCGATTCGTCTTTTAAGATTGCATATGTGAAAGAGGATAAATCAATTGGGTTTATGCAAGTAGTAGAGCACGAAAAGAAACCGGGGTATATAGCTATCGGTTCTGCTATCACATCCTATTCAAGAAATTTTACAATACGTGCCGCACAGAAAAATTACTATGGAGCAAATAAAAGGGGGTTTATATACGCAGATACAGACAGCATACATTGCGATTTATTACCAGACGAAATAAAAGGAATAGATATAGACGATAAAGAGTTTTGTTGCTGGAAACTTGAGAGTTGTTGGGATAAAGGTATATTTACAAGGCAGAAAACTTATATTGAACACGTAACACATGAAAATCTTGTACCATTAGAAGAAAGCAAACAATACAACAATATAAAATGCGCTGGAATGCCGAAAAAATGCAAAGATTTATTTGAACTGTCAATGCAAGGCACAGCTGACGTAAACGAAAACTGGAGTGATGAAGAAAAAGAGTTTTTATTTGACAAAGACAACAACCCTATTGTTAGATATTATAGTGATTTTAAAGTTGGGTTGAAAGTACCAGATAAGTTAAGGCCAATTCGCATACGTGGTGGGGTATTACTTGTAAATACTACTTATGAAATGAGGTGAAAAAATGACATATGGTGAGCTTTTAGGCTTTCTAGTAGAAGAATGTGATAATACCGACTGTGAGCATTGTGTTTTAGATGAAACATGTAAAAAAACACAATACGACACCAGAAAAAGTAAAACAGTATTTATTAGAATGTGAAAAAGAATTATAAATAAAATAGTGTGAGGATAAGAAAAAATCTTATTTACTCACACTATTTTTATATCTGTAACTTTTGTACCATTTAAAGCGGTCAGCGCAACCGAAAAGTAAACAGGCAGTATTTTTCAACCGTGCTACCCTGTTTATTCATTAATGGAAACAAAAGCAGATACCTAATAACTTAAAGCTGATAACACAGCCTCTTTGCACCTCATATCTTTAAAGCGAAAACACCCATGCTCAAAGAAATAGCGCAAATTCGATAAAAAGAAATCATTACGTTTTAACATAACATAGTTTATATTATGGTCATCAGTTGTAACAGAAATTTTAGTTAAAAAAGAACTGTCCGCTTTGTCATCACAGTAAATCAAACCACTTTCAGTATATTCACGTAACGCAAAGTCACTACCTTTATATCGTAAAGTACAAAGATATTTTGACTTACCAGCTGGTTTTTCAACAAAAGCCTTGTTATCATTCAGATATACACATTCACTACTATATGCAGTATAGCTATTTTTAGAAAAAGCTCTGTTAAATCCGCTTTTTTTCTGTTCTATACTTGCACTTTCAATATATCCCTGTTCTAGTACAAAACCGTCGCCTCTTAAAAATTTTGTATCGTCCTTGAGTCTACCAGAAATACCCATTTCCACATAGTAAGGATTTATAATACTAACTGGGTTACTTAACATATAAACTGGTACATATCGAACCTGTTCGCCTTGTCCTCTGGCTATTGAGGTGTGAATGCTAATAAATTTCTTAGTTTCATTATCGCAATAATGATTTGTTTCGCTCTGAAATTCATCAAAAATCATACGCTGAATATCTGAAAATAAGTGGCTATATTTTTTAATTTGGTCTGCATTATTTAAGCTTAATGCATAACCACATCTTTTACCATTTAAAAACAATTCTTGAAACGTACCTTTTGCTCTGCGCTTTGATTGCATAGTATAAGTTGGAAAGAACAAACTACCTAAATCTTTGTAAAACTTATCGACAATATCATCTAGTTCATAATTATATCTATATAATAAACCAAACTTTTCACCTTTATCTAAAAAACGATTTATACAGAGTCGCCCAAAATAAGTGGTTTTTCCACCTGTCCTGTTAGTAGTGCACATATATATTTCTGGTTTATTACCGTTTAGGTCAAGCATAGACAAAAGTTTAGTACCATCATAATATTTAACCATAATTTTATCGCTCCTTTCCTTATTAAATTATAGCACACCTATTGACATTTTTCAAGATTTAGTTTATAATAAAATTAAATTGAATAAGAAAGGAAGTGAAAAAAAGTATGCAGTTTTACCCTATTATTATCGCACTAATTTTTAATGCTATTGATTTAGTAACGGGAATTATTTCCGCGGTAAAATCAAAAGACATTAAATCAGCAAAACTACGTGATGGGTTATTTAAAAAGGTTGGCTTTATACTTTGCTACCTTGTCGCATGGTTGGTTGATACACAAGGGAAATATATTGGTTTTCATATAGATGTATCAATTCTTCCTATTATAATTCTTTACGTGTGCACCACAGAATTAGTTTCAATTCTGGAAAATATCAGTAAAATTAATTCAGACATTTTGCCAGACAAACTAATGGAGATATTTCACATTTCAGACATTAATAAGGAGTGATTAAAAATGAAAGTGTATCTTTCACCGTCAGACCAGTGGTCAAATATAGTAGCTGGTGGTAAACATTCGGAAGCTTTTCACTGTATCAAGATTGCAGAATACGCTAGAGCCTATTTAGAATTGAATGGGTATGAAGTTAAGATAGGCTCATCAGTAGCAGAAAATACATATAAAGACAGAGTAAAAGAAAGTAATGAGTGGGGTGCAGATTTACATATTCCTATTCACACAAACGCTGGTGGAGGTTATGGCACTCTGGTGTTGTGTTATCCTACCAGAATAAACAACAGATATGTTACAAACATTTATAAAGAAGTTGCAAAACTTACACCCACAAAAGATAAAGGAATTCAGACGACAAACAATCTATACGAAATTAATGCTACAAAATGTGTAACTATTTATCTTGAATGTGAATTTCACGACAATGAAGATACTGAAAAATGGATTGATAGTCACGAAAAAGAGTTAGGTAGGGCAATTGCAAAAGGAGTATGTGATGCAGACGGTAAAGTTTCTTTTGCGGAATTAACGAACCGTAAGAAAATTTATAAGGTGCAAGTTGGTGCATTTCATAACAGAAAAAACGCAGAAAAGCTGAAAAAAGAATTGACTGATAAAGGGTACAGCTGTTATATTGTAGAGGAATAATATGCCAGATATTAACAAGGCTTATTCATGGGCTATTGAAACATGCAACGCACCAAACGTAGGATATAGCAACGCATATCGAAACCAACAAACAGTCGGTGGAATCACATATTATGATTGTAGTTCATTTATAAATTATGCGTTACTATCCGGTGGTTTTGAAACACCTAATTATGCGCCAACTCACAACGCATTTACGACCTATGATGAAGCAGAAGTACTATTATCACTAGGCTTTACGGAAGTATCTGCAACAGGTGAGTATTTACCCGGCGACATAGGATTAAATCCAACGCATACAGAAATGTGCTATCAAGGTGGACAAGGTTCTGGAATTTTCATGGGTGCGCATACAGACAAAAGACCACTGGCAGACCAAGTAAGTATCAGTTCTTATACATCATCATTTCAGAGATTGTTCCGTTATGGTGAGGGTGGCGTAACTGGATATGGCGCAAGCATTTATGTTGTATCAGCTATGTGCGGTAATTTTTGGCAAGAGTCAAATATCAACCCCGGAGTTTGGGAAAAAGAGCCACACGAATGGACAGCATTAAATGTGGGGTATGGACTAGGTCAATGGACGAACACAGACGGAGATACACACGGCAGACTTTACCAGTTACATGACTGGTTACAAACAAACGGCTACGCAGATGATGACGGAAACGGACAATGCGCATATATCGTACACGAAAACGTGTGGATGCCAAAAACAGGCTATCAAGATTACGCTACATTGACAGATTTTTTAAAGTCAACTAGCACTGATATTGAGAGTCTAACACATTATTGGAATATGTGCTGGGAAGGAATACACGATTCGTCATGGGACTATCGGGTAGAACGTGCAAATGCTTGTTATAATTTCATTTCAAGTAATGCCAACAACACCGATATTGATAACTGGATAACAAAAGATGGTTATTTAACAGAAGCAGAAATTTTGAACAATGCAGTAATGTTATACCGTTATTTTAGTGCTGGTGGTGGTGGTGGTGGAATACCAACAAAGCGAAAAACAAAGCTACCGCTTTATATGATGATTCGATATTTTTAATGTTTCACGTGAAACAATTTTATAAGAAAAGGGAGTTGATAAAATGTTATTTACAAAAGGAAAGTACAAGCATGAAACCGGTTTTGAAATTATGGTAACAGAAAACGGTGATATTCTTATTTCACCAGACCATCCTCTTTCGTTAAGATTATCGGAAATTTTCGATAAAAACAAGTGGACAAAAGTTGAGTAGGGGGGTTATAATATGGCTGTAAAAAATAAAGAGGAAATTTTAGAAGCAATCAAAACAAGAGTAGGAGATAACACAGATGACGAAACGATTTCATTTCTTGAAGATGTTAGTGACACGCTCACCGACTTAGAAACAAGGGCAAATGGTGACGGTGAGGACTGGAAAACAAAATATGAAGAAAACGATAAATCGTGGCGAGAGCGTTATACGAACCGTTTTTTCAGTAAAGAACCAGAGCCAGAGCCTAACCCAGAACCAGAGCCAGAACCAGAAGTGAAAAAAACATTTTCAGATTTATTTAAGGAGGGTTAAATATATGCCTAGAAGAGTTGCTGTAAGTACATTAAACGCAACAACAATGGACATTCTAAACGTTATCAGACAGAACGCAAGTTATGATTATCAGCAGAATGTACCAGAAGTTACAAAGACAACTGATATACCGAAAGTAGGTGAAGTAATTTATGGCACCCCAGCTTTTGCAAATCAGTTTATCAATGCACTTGTAAATCGTATCGCAATTGTACGAATGCAGAGTGCAACTTTTAATAATCCATATGCAATTTTAAAAAAGGGTTATCTTGAATTTGGTGAAAGTATTGAAGATATTTTCGTTTCAATTGCAAAAGCGGTAGATTTTGACGTTGAAAAAGCACCAAAAAGAGAATTTAAGAGAACACTGCCAGACGTGAGAAGCGTATTCCATACAATGAACTGGCGCGTTATCTACCCAGTTACCATACAAGATGAAGATTTACGACAGGCTTTTCTTTCAATTGAGGGAGTGCAGAACCTTATTGCAAAAATCGTGGACGCTGTTTACACTGCCGCAGAATACGACGAATTTTTACTGTTTAAGTATCTGTTAATTAAAGCAATCAGTCACGGAAAAATGTTTCCTATTTCTACCGGGCAGGCTAGCAATTTAACGGATGCCGCTGTTAAATTTAGAGGTACTTCAAATCTTTTGCCGTTTATGTCATCAAACTATAATGAGTCTGGTGTTAAAACAAACACACCAAAAGACAGACAGGTTATTTTCATGGATGCAACATTCAACGCAGAATTTGATGTGTCTGTTCTTGCATCCGCATTCAATATGGAAAAGGCTGATTTCATGGGAAGGCTGTTCCTTATTGATAGTTGGTCAGAGTTTGACAACGAACGCTTTGACGTTATCAGAGAAAATTCAGATGGTATTGAAGAGATTACCACAGCAGAGTTAAATCTGATGAAAGATGTTAAAGCGGTACTACTTGATGAAAATTGGTTTCAGGTTTACGATAACAACAACAAGTTCACGGAAAAGTACGTTGCAAGCGGTATGTATTGGAACTATTTTTACCATACATGGAAAACAGTTTCCTATTCACCATTTGCAAATGCCGTTGTATTCGTTCAGAGCACAGCAACAATTACACTGCCAGAAACTCTGACTGTGGAAATTATCAGCAAAGACCATTCAGAGGATGCAACCGTATTTGGACTTAGTGCTGATACAGACGGAGCAAGCTTACAGCCTAATAGTGTTCATTTTGTGCAGGATGAAAGTACAACTACTAACGGAATTGCAATTCAGAAGTACGGTGCTGTTATTATTCCAGCTAGTAAAGACGGTACAGAAATTACACTGGTAGCAGAAGTGAATGGACAGACCTATAATGGTGCTACAACTATTACAAGTGATAACAATGTTGGTGATACTGTCACAATGAACAAAGCGTAAATAAGCACACTAGGGTGAGTTAATAACTTGCCCTAGACTTTTGAAAGAGGTTAATATATGTATATAGAACCTAATACCAATATTCGTATTTTAAAAAACGTTCCTTTAGATAAAACATTTGACCATACAATATATTTTGAAAGTGCTAGCGCACAAGCTAGTTATTTCATGGGATTGCAAAAATACAACTTGAATAATTACACGTACCAGAGAGTTAAACGTGGTTATGCTAGAGTTGGAATAAAAGCGGATAATTTGTATGACTGTAATTATATGATGTTTCAAAATTCGTCATATGGTAATAAATGGTTTTACGCATTTATCACTTCTGTAGAGTATTTAAACAATGAATGTTCACAGATTGAATTTGAAATTGATGTAATGCAGACATGGTTTTTTGATTACAGTTTAGACCAATGCTTTGTTGAAAGAGAACACAGTGTAACTGACAACATAGGTGATAATATAGCACCAGAGTCATTGGCTACGGGTGAGTACGTTTTTAATGAGTACACACCTATGATTGACAATATGTCTGACATTTGTGTTATAGTTGCTATTGTAGATGTTAATGGTGAGGGCAGTGCTGTTGATGGTAAAATCTATGATGGTATATACGGGGGTGCTACATTGTGGGTATATGGTGTCGAGAATTTTAATGCTATTAACCAAAAATTAAAAGAATACGTGCAAAAACCAGAAGCAATTGTAAGCATGTACGTTATGCCAAAGCATTTTCTACCTAACGGAGAAATCCCCGAAAACAATAAAATGGTGAATAATAATAAAGCCATAAACGAATTACATTTAGACAAAGCTATAACAACAAATGACAAAATTAATGGTTATAAACCAAAAAACCATAAATTGTACACATACCCTTATAATTTTTATCATGTTGACAACGGTGGAAGTGCAAGTTTATCATTACGTTACGAATTTTTTGATGAGTTACAACCTGTTATTAGTATTGACTGTAATGTAACACAGCCTATAACCGTATCAGCTAGACCAAGAGATTATAAAGGTACAACAGAATTAAACACTGAAATAATATCATTGACAAATTATCCGTTGTGCTCGTGGAATGTTGATACCTATAGTGCATGGGTAGCGCAAAATAGTGTACTAATGGCTAGTGGAATAGGTAGTGCTTTAGGAGGTATAGCTATTGGTGGACTTATGGGCAGTACGGCTGGTGCTATAAGTGGAACGTTAAGTGCTATTGATAAAGTTGTAAATTTGCTTACACAAGATTATCAAGCGTCAATCAAAGCAGACATGATAAAGGGTAATGCACAAGGTTCTTTAAATGTGTCAGCTAAAAAACAGCAATTTTACCGTGGCAGATTATCAATAACGAGTGAATACGCTAAAATTATTGATGATTATTTCACTAGGTATGGATATAGCACTAAACGCTTAAAAGTACCGAATAGAAATAGCAGACCTCATTGGAATTATGTTAAAACTATAGGGTGTACAGTAACAGGCAGTATTCCTAGTGATGATATGCAGTTAATTTGCAGTATTTACGACAACGGAATTACATTTTGGAAGAACGGTTCTGAAATAGGTAATTATAGCTTAGATAATAGCCCACAGGGGGGTGAATAAATGGGAAACAGAAAAAGAGAAAAAACGTTGTTTGGTGAAAGTGCTACTGTAAACAATCTCACATATATGCAGTATTTAAACAGATTAACAGAGTTAAGTGTATCAATGTTTGAATGGAAAAATTTGCCACCAACAGTAGATGCAAGGTATCTGGAATTGCATTTATTTGAAACTGGTAGTATGGTATATTTTAATGATGAAGTGATAGGTAATCTTTGTTTAGACTGTTTACCAAGTGGGAGATTAGATGTTTACGGAAACCCAGTGTTAAGACGTGCGTATTCTGGCTATAATAATTACCAGAAATTGCTGAAAGAAAGCAACAGTGTGATTATCTGGAATAATTATTTGCACACTAATTCTGTTTTAGAGGTAAAAATGTTTGCAAAAAGATTGTACAATCTGGACAGGATTATAGACGTAAACGCTAACGCACAAAAAACACCTGTGCTGATACAAGGTACAGAACAACAGAGATTAACTCTAAAGAATTTATATAAAGAATTTGATGGTAATTCACCTTTCATTTTTGGCGATAAAAACCTTGACTTAAATTCTTTAAAATGCCTACAAACAGGTGCACCATATGTTTGTGATAAGTTATACAATTTAAAACAAATGTATTGGAATGAAGCTTTAACCTATTTAGGTATTAACAACACTGGAGCGCAGAAGCGTGAACGAATGTTAGCTATTGAAAGTTCACAGGCGCAGGGCGGAACTATTTCAAGTAGGTATTCCAGATTGCAGAGTAGGCGAGAAGCTGTTGAAAAAATCAACGCTATGTTTGGCACTAATATTGAAGTCAATTATAGAGAAGATTTTATGAGTATCTATGAGGGTCAAGGCGTTGATACCACAGAGGGAGAAAGTGAGGTTGTATTGAATGAGTAAATATACAACTGAGGTTCGTTTTATATGTGAAAGTAAGTCGGGACTTGAAAATTCTACTGGGTGTGATAACGTTGAAGAAGTTTTAAATAATAGCTGGAATAAAATTTTTACAACAAAAGCTGAAATTTTTGATGAAAATTACAGAGCTGTTATTTGCAAGAAAATTTTAAAACATTATTATTTGAGGGAGATTTGTTCTGAAACTGTTGGTATTTGGAAGTTGTGGTTAAATACAAGGTTAGAAGAAATTTTACCGTATTATAACCAACTTTACAAAAGCGCACTGTTAGAATTTAATCCATTATATGATGTGAATATTACAAGAACACATAATAGAACTATTGACGAAAATAAAACAGAAAATGGAACTACCACTGAAACAAGCACAGATAAAAATACTGGAAGTGGAACAAGGGATAATACTACAAGTGGAACTAATAAAAATAGTGGTACGAGTAATGTTAGTGATAGTGGTTCTAGTAATAGTAAAGACTTGTACAGTGATACGCCACAGGGGGCTTTAACTGGGGTTGAAACTGAAACATATTTGACTAATGCTAGAAAAATTAGTAATACAGATAGCAGTACGAGTGAAAGTAGTAATACTGGTACTGGTGAATATGAAGATACTAGTAACGTTAAGTATAGTGATACAAGTGAAAGAGCAAATACAAAAAATGGAAGTAATAGCAATACCGGTACTATGAATAATACGGAGGAATATTTAGAAACGGTTAGCGGTAAACAGGGTAGTGGTAGCTATAGTAATATGATTAAAGAGTACCGTGACACATTCCTAAATATTGATAGAATGGTTATTGCTGAATTTGATGATTTATTTTTCGGGTTATGGTAAAGGAGAAAAAAGTATGAGTGATGAAAGAACGATAAAACCTAACGCGCCAGCTGATTTTACACCACAGTTGGGTGATTATAAGACTTTGCAACCGTTTAGATACTGGTGTCAGAAAGTGTTACCATTGGTGTATGATGATAGTTTGAGTTATTATGAATTACTTTGCAAAGTGGTTGACTATTTAAATAAGACCATGGAAGATGTTGAAACCTTGCATGGTGATGTTACTAGCTTGCATACCGCTTATGAAGAATTGCAGAGTTATGTAAATAACTATTTCAGTACACTTGATGTACAGGAAGAAATTAACAATAAGCTCGATAAAATGGCTTCAACAGGTGAATTAACCGAATTAATTGAGCCTTTACTCCCACCTTTAATAGCTGATTGGTTGTCTAAAAATATCACACCAACAGCACCTATTATTGATAAAACATTGTCAATTAGTGGGGCAGGTGCTGATGCTAAAATCGTAGGTGTCAAATTTAACACAGCTTTATTATCACACCCAACATACGACGGTACAACACCTTTATCAGAACTAAAACCAGGATGGTATCCTGTTATTAACGATACACCTAAAACAAATTTGCCGGATGGCAGTGCTTTTGGGTTACTTTTTGCTTACCAAAACACAAGTGGAATAACCAATAATTATTTTATCTATTTAGATGCACCAACTAAAACTAATTACATTAAAGTAGATGAAAATAATTGGACAACAATAAGTAATTACATTAATACGGAAACAATGTTCAATTCAGAGTTGTTGTATAATGGTGAAACTGAATTATCAGTATTAAAAAATGGGTGGTATCCTGTAGTTAATATTACTGGCACTAATTTGCCTGTTACAACTGGCTTTGGTCTTTTGTTGGTCTATAAAAATGCTTTTTCAAGCGTAAACAATTTTTATTTATTTTACCACATTAGTAGTAAAACTAATTACATTAAAGTAGATGAAAATAATTGGACAACAATAAGTAATTAC